TATCTGGCGCACGTCACGGCCAAGCGCATGTCCGACCTTGTCGAGATGGGCTTCGACATCGAGGGCGTCAATCTTGGCGACGGCGGCAATCCCAACTTCTCGATTCTCGCCAATGCCCGCGATGATGGGCGCAACACCTGGTATGGCCTGCTCGACAGGCAGGGTGCCAATCGCCAGGTCTGGCTGAACGAGGAATATGTTCTCTACGACCTGAACGGCGACGGGATCGCGGAGAGATTGTGTGTCAGCCGCGTCGGCAACACGATCCTCACCCGGGACGGCAAGCCCGCGATCGAAGAAGTCGATTACCAGCCGTTCGAATATTGGTGCCCGTATCCGATGCAGGGCCGGTTGATCGGCCAGAGTCTCGCCGACAAGACGACCGACATTCAGCGGGTGAACACCGTCCTTGAGCGCAACATGCTCGACGGGCTGTATCACAACCTGAAACCCCGCACTTACGTCCATGAAGATTCGATTGGCGACCATACGATTGACGATCTGTTGACCGTCTATCCCGGCGCAATCATCCGCTACAAGGGAGCGGCCGAACCAAGTGCCGAGCGGCCCAACGACATGAGTTCGGTGGCGCTGCAGGCCATCGAGTTCAAGATCAGGCAGCGCGAGAGCCGGACGGGAATCACCCGTCTGAACAAGGGCGTGGACGAAGACACGCTCAACGACACGGCGCGCGGTCAGGCCCAGCTGATGACGCGCGGGCAGCAGATGGAGCGCTACATCATCCGCAACTTCGCGGAAGGCGTTGCGCGGCTGTTCATGAAGAAGGTCGGCCTGATGCGCCAATACGCGCAGCCGTTCCAGATCAGGGTCGATGGTCAGTTCCGCCAGGTCGATCCGTCGCAGTGGCCGGAGGGGATGGAGGTTTACGTCAAGGTCGGGCTTGGCTCCGGCTCCAAGGACGAGCGGATCATGTATCGGCAGATGATCGGCGAGGTCCAAGCAACGCTGAAAATGGGCAACTCGCCCATCGTTACCGACGACAATCTCTACAACAACGCGGTCGGGCTATGCCGGGATGCGGGGCTGCAGCCGAACGACCTGTTCACCGAGCCGCCCAAGGATGAGCAGGGCAACCCGATTCCGCAGCAGCAGCCGCCCGATCCCAAGGTGATGGCGCTGCAGGCTCAGGTCCAGGCCAAGCAGCAGCAGATCATGCTTCAGCAGCAGTCGGATCAGGCCAAGATCGAGGCGATGATCCAGAAACACGCATCGGATGCGCAGATCGAGCAGGCGAAGGCCGAGATGGAATCGCAGCTCGCGGTCAGGCAGCAGGACTTGCAGGCATTCCTCGACCAGCAGCAGATGGTGATCGACGCGCACAAGCACGCGACCGAGCAGGACACGAAGGTGCAGATCGCGAAGCTGCGTCCGGGCGGGAGTCTTGCGAAATGACGCCTGAACAGCGCATCGCCCGAGCTCACAACGCCCAGCGCGCATGGGATGAGTTTGTCGCCCCCGTGGTGACGCAGATGCGCGAGACCTATGCGGCCCGCATCGTCGAGATCGCGGCAACTGAGTTGAGCCGCGACAAGCGGACGGACAAGATTACGGCGCTAGCTAACGCGGTTCGCATTCTCGACCAGATCGAGGGCGGAATGTGCGAGGCGATCCACGACGGCGACGTTGCGAACGTGGAGAAGCTGCGCGCCGACAAGATCGAGGGCATGACCGCTCCGAAGCGGCGGCTGCTCGGAATGGCACCCTACTAAGAATCCCGCCAATCAAGGCGGCGACAACGCGCGTCGTGAGACGCCCGATCCCAAGAAGGAAGACCACCAATGGCCCAGTCGGAAACGACAGCCGGAGAGGTCGGCAATCCCGCTGACAGCAACCCGGCAGACGCATTCGAAGCAATCGCCGCCGAGATGCTTGGCGAGGAAGAGAAACAACCGGCAGAAGGCGAAGACGGCGAAGAGCCGGAAGCGACCGAAGAAGCCGAAGACGATCTGGAAATCGAAGCGGAAGACGATGGCCTTCCGCCCATCGATCCTCCAGTATCGTTGAGTGCCGAAGACAAGGAAATCTTCAAGAGCCTACCGCGCGAAGGGCAGGAAATCTTCGCCAAGCGCGTCGGCGAGCTTGAGAAGGGCTTCCATTCCAAGGCGCAGGAAGCAGCAAGGGCGCGGCAGGAAGTCGAGCAGCAGGCTGTTCAGCAGCTTGCGGCCTACGAAGCCGACGTATCCAGGCAGCTTTCCCAATATGCCGAGCAGCTTGCTCCGCAACGCCCCAACCCGGCGATGCTCCAGCATGACCCGCAGGCATTCTACGCCATGCAGGCAGACTACGAGGCCAAGGTTGCCCAGCAGCGCGAGCTGCAGCAGCGAAGCCATGAATTTGCCCAGCAGGCCCAGCAGCGTGAGCATCTGGCCGCACAGGCCGCTCATCAAGAGCAAGTCAAGGTCATCGCAGAGCATTTTCCGGAATATCTTGACCCCACGACGGGTCCGAAGCTCCAGCAAGAGCTGTCGGCAGTCGCCAGGGAGTTGGGCTATCCGCCGGAGCTGATCGCGGAAGCGCGCGCAACCGACATCATCGCAATGCGCAAGGTCGCCGATTTGAAGGCCAAGGCCGACAAATACGACGCCCTCCAGGCAAAGAAGATGGAGAAGGTTCGGGCCGCCAAGGGACTACCGAAAGTAGCCACCCCCGGCGTTCCCCAAGGCGCGGAGCAGACCCGAAAAGCCCGAGCACAAGCCGCATGGGAGGCAACGAAATCGTCCAAGGGCCGTGCCCGCGATGAAGCGTTCGCCGCCTATCTCCAATCGACCGGCCAACTGTAGCCGGTTTCACCCGATTCCACGCCGTGAGGCGTCGAGTCCCAGTGCCCCCTCGGGGGCCAGAAGGAAATTTCAATGGCTGTTCCTACCAATACCATTCAGGCCGTCGCGCGCGTTGGCGTCCGCGAAGACCTGAGCGACAAGATCGGCGAGCTGTTCCCTGACGATACGCCTTTCCAAAAGGCAATCGGCAGCGAATCCGCAAGCCAGGTCTTCCACGAATGGCAGACGGACTCGCTGTCCGCCGCCAATGCCGACAACAAGCAGCTCCAGGGTGCCGACCTTGACAACGAGAGCCGTCCGAACACGGTTCGCCAGGGCAACTACACCCAGATCATGACCAAGGTTGTCGGTTCCTCGACCACGATGGAGGCCAGCAAAACCGCCGGCCGCCAGAGCGAGCTTGCCCGCGAAATCATGAAGGCGGGACGCGAGCTGATGACCGATCGCGAAAAGCGTTTCTGCGGCAATTATGCTGCGGTTCCGCCTGCGTCGGGCACCGAGGGCGAGTCGGCCGGTGCGCTGGGTTTCATCGTCACCAACGACAGCTTCGGCGCGACCACGGGTGCGTCCCCGACCTATTCGGGCGGCGGCACTTCGGGTCATGTCAGCGTGGCTGCGGTGAACGGCGACCTTCGCAACTTCACCGAGACGCTGCTCGCCGACCAGATGGCGAACGTCTGGGCTTCGGGCGGCAATCCGACGCTCGCGCTCATGTCGATGGCCCTCAAGCGCACCGCATCCGCCTTCACCGGCATTGCGGCCCAGCGCCACATGGTCACGTCGAGCGCGGCGACGATTGTTGCCGGTGCCGAGGTCTATGACGGTGACGCCGGACGGGTTCAGCTCGTTCCGTCGCGCTTCACGTCGGCTCGTGACGTGCTGCTGATCGATCCCGAGTATTGGGCGATTGCCGACCTCGTTCCGGTGCAGGTGATGGACCTCGCGAAGACCGGCCTTGCCACCCGCAAGGCGATCCACTGCGAGTCCACGCTTGTGTGCCGCAACGAGGCCGCGAGCGGCGCGATTCGCGACGTTCAGCCTGTCTAACTGACGGCTGAGTAACAGGGGAGGGGGCTGGGGAAACCTGGCCCCTTTCTTCCTTGCGAACCAAACGGGAACATGGTAGAACAAACCATGCCCAAAAGCTTTGCGAATAAGCTGGAAAAATCGGTCTATAATCGTTGGGCTGGGATGCTCAGCCGCTGCCGCAGCGAGACCTGTCCAGCATATAAGAACTACGGTGGGCGCGGCATCAAGGTTTGCGAGCGCTGGACGAGGTTCGAGAACTTCTTGGCGGACATGGGCCTGCCCGATGATCCGTCTCTGACGCTCGATCGGATAGACAACAACGGGGATTATGAGCCCGGCAACTGTCGCTGGGCGGATCGCTTTCAGCAGAACAACAACAGACGCGAATATAGCCGACGCGGAGAGTTGTCAGGAAGCGCAAAGCTGACTGAGGCTGACGTTTTGGCAATTCGCGCCGAGCCCGCCGTCTACGGGTCAGGGCAGAGGTTGGCCGCGCAATACGGGGTGAACCGAAGGACGATCTGGCAAATCCGCAACCATCGGAACTGGACACACATCTAGGCGGCATGGCCCGCCAAGGCGGGACTATGTCTAACTGGGAATTGCTGGATTACTGTCCCGACACGGGGCTTCGCAAATACATCGGCGACCATCCCGACGATCCGGACGGGGTGCTGGTTCGCTATGAGCAGAGCGCCAAGAGCATCGAGGCCATTCTGGACCGCAACAAGCGGGCGCAGAACGACAATGCCGGAACGCGCATGGGACCGATGCACAAGGTTGCCGAGATACCCGTGGGGGTGATGTACACGTGGTTAGTGGAGCATGGGGTTAACGCCTGGAACCCCGCGCACAGTGATGCAGTGAAGAAGCTGCTCAATTCGAGTGATTACAGATATTTAAAATGCCGCGACGTGATCTTGTGAGGAGATAGGCCATGTCGATCTCGATTGCCGTCTCCTCTGCCTCCGCGATCCCCGATCTGCCGACGCTCAAGGCCGTCGTCGCCGATTGGTTGGACCGCGACGATCTCGACAGCCGAATCCCCACTTACGTTCAGATGGCGGAAGCGATGTTCAATCGCGAGCTCCGCACTCCGGAAATGGAGAAATCCACCCTCCTTCCCGCGTCGTCGGAGGACGTAACCCTGCCAACCGATTATCTGGCGATGCGATCGATCTACATCGAAGGCTCGCCTGACCGTCCGTTGCGAGGGGTTGCTCCGACCGCGATCCGCCAGACGTTCGACGGATCGACGGGAACGCCGGTCGCCTACACGCTGGTTTCCGGCGGACTGAGGCTCGAACCGCCGCCCGCCGATGCGCTGCAGCTCCAACTTGACTATTTCGCGCGGATCGAAGGGCTGACCGACGCCGCTCCGTCGAACTGGATGCTGGAAAAGCACCCCGACGCCTACCTCTACGGCTCGCTGTTCTACGCCGAGCAGATGCTCGATAATTCGACCCGTGCCGCACAGTGGAAGGGGCTTCTGGACGAAGTGATGGCGCGGATTAACCGCGCCGCCAACAACGACCGCTACGGGGCCGGTCCGCTGGTTCCCAATCTCCAGACGCAGGTTCGGCGCGCAAGGTGCTAGCCGAAGTCCTGCTGGGCGAGTTCCTTCCCGACCTCGCCGCCAGCAAGTCCAATCACCTGACTGTCGCCAACAACGTCCGCGCGATTGCGAACGGCTATGGCCCGGTCGGGGCATTCCAGGCCGTGACCAGTGCGCTCTCTGGG